ACAGGTTATTCATGAACTTGTCAAACAAAAATGGGTTTGTTTTGTTGATTACTACCACCTTAACATAGGTATTGGTATACTTACTCAAGTCTAAGTTGTTAATCTCTGTAATGGAATTCTCTTTATCATTGTAAGAGATTTTGTGGAACATCACATTCGGATTAGAGATAAAATCAAGTTGGCGATTATGCAGGTCAAACAAATGAAAACCACGAATGTCGTTATGGTCCTGCCAAGTGAGCTCATAGGGATTGCCAAGATAAAAGATGCTATCGGCATTAGAACGGTGGTGATAGTGACCCGAAAATGTGCAATCAAACTTTCTAAAGATTCCACGGTCTAGTCCTTCTTGTGATGGCATACCACGATGCATAGCAAAGCCGGCAATCTCAAAGTGACCCATACAAACATCTGCCGAAGTATTTTTAATTTCTTCTAAACATTGTGCATAATTCTCTGGACAAATCCATGGTATCATACACACATCATGAGAAACTTCTCCGTAATTCAGATGTATCGTTTGTGGTGTGTCAATCACATTAATATTATCATACTCACGCAATAACAAATCTACCGAGTTTACTTCATTGGTATTTTTAAAGTATGTATCATGATTACCTGCCAACATATGAACTTGAATGTTCCGTTTGGCCAACTCATCAAAGAACATCTCCTTGGTTCGTTTCAAGGAATAAAAGTTTACATATTTACGTCTATCAAAAGTGTCACCAAGAATAAGCAAAGTATCAATGCCGTTTGCATCCAAGGTAGGAAAGAAAGTATCTCTGTAAAAACGTTCATAGTAATCTAAGAAATGTATTGAATCATTACGAGCACCAAAGTGTTGGTCGGTAATGATGGCAACTTTAGTTGCGCTCTGGTTTTCTGGTATCAATGTCTGCATAATATTTAATCTCAATAATTGATTCTCTTATCTTACGATTATGGTCAATGGCAAAATCAGTTGCTGATGTGAATGTATCAAACGACCTGCTATAAACTTCTGGACCATGTAAATAATAATAAACTTTATACATTATATCACTCTCCTAAAAACTTTTCAATCCCTTTAGGCTTCTTTACCTCTTTCTTTGCCTTCTTTGCGCCTTCATATGTTTCAATGAATTCGGCAATGTTGTCATAGAGTTCAAACTGCCTTGAGGTACCATCTTCAAATTCCATTAACTCAAACTCATCTAAAATACCCATCTGTTCTGTGGCTTTGTATTTCACATAGGTCTGTTTCTTTTCTTTCTGTATTCTACGCAGAAAGGCATAGTAAATAATTTGGGTAAAGTATGCAAATGGATTCTTAGACTTTGATGGGTCAAAGTTATCAAAATACATTAGACAGTTCTCAATACCATCTGCCATCATTTCATCACGATAGGTATAGTTGATGAAGTTTGGTTTGTGAGAGAGTCCTTCTGCAATCTTGATAAAGCACTCACCAATGTAGTTTGGAATAGGAGGCGCAGGCAACTTGTCTTTTTTGGCCAGTTGGCTTTTCTCTTTGTAATCAATGAGTGCTGCCAGAAAGTCAGCATTGTTAATATAGTGTTTTTGTTTAGTCGCCATGTTTACCACATAATGTTATTGACATCCGCTTGACAAGTGTGTAAAGTTGAGTATGTCCTGGTTTGAAAGTATTAATGTAATGTATTACCATGATGTTGAAGTTCCTCAAAGTCATTAATCATTTGTTGCATCTCATCGTCATCCATATCATCAATCAGGTTCTTTGCCTTAAGCAATTCTTTAATCTTAGATACCGTATTGACGTAGTATTCACAGAAGTCATCGGCAGGTTCCATAATAGACAGAACATCTTGTGCCTTAATCTCAATAGAATTTCTCTTGAGTAATTGAACTGGTAACCAGTGACGCATGACTAAACCAACCTCACGACCACGGTTATCATCCAACATAAATTCCATTGGTTCTTCTAATGTGTAGTGTGAATCATTCAAAGACACATTAGCTATCAAATCTTCCCCATTTTTTAGTTTAATAATCTGTGTTTTATATTCAAGCATTTTTTAATCCTATCTTGTATATTTTAAATGGGAACTGCTCTTCATTATATATCTTAGTTCGTTCCACGAAATGTTTTAATGTGTAATTCATATGTTTTTTATGTCTAAGGTCATCAGAGATATCATACAATGTTGCTACCTCTTTGCCATCATTCTGTCGTAAGCCTCTTCCAATGCTTTGCAAAGTGCGAATGGTTGATTTAGTTGGCATTGCAAATATAATGTTATGCAAGTTCCTAATATTAATTCCAGTAGAAAAAGTACCAAAACTAGCCACAACAATAGCATCATTTTCAATCTCCATAATTTTTCTTATTTCTTCTCGGTCAGTAGTTTCCGTTCCACCATGGACAAAAAAGACTTTTCTATTGCCAATCTTTTCTGTTTCTCTTATCATATCATACAGGATTCTACCATGTTTGTCAACCATTTGATATAAAACTAATGTATTTTTGCCTAAGCTAACTGCAAGATTTTTAATGAATTTATTTCTAGGTTCGTGTGATATCAGATAACCAATTTCTTCTGCATAGGTCATCTCTTTGACTTTCAATGCCTCTTCATCGGTGTGTTTTAATACCAGACACTTGATTTCAAATTGAGAGAGTTGGTCTTTATCAATCAGTTCTTTGGTTGAAACCACTTTCTTTACAGAACCAAAAAGACCTTCTAAGACCAGTTTATGTGTTTTAGTTCCATCAAGTGTACCAGTCAGACCAATACGATACTTGGCATTGATACATGATGTGAGAATAGATGTTAGGGACTGTGCCTTGAATAGATGTGCTTCGTCACCGATGATGTAATCAAACTGTTCAAAGTATTCTTTAGGCATCTTATACAATGATTGCCATGTGGAAATGATGAGTGGCTTGCTTGACTCTTTTTCTTTTCCTTGATATATTCTATGCAACAAAGGTTCCATTGAATCGTTGTTATAGTCCGCAAAGTCTGAGTATAACTGTTCAACCAAAGATGTGGTTGGCACAATAACAAGGCCTTTGAGATTTTGATATTTGTATAACTGTTGAAAGATTAAATAGATGATGAGAGATTTACCAGATGCAGTAGGAGATAATAGTAATGCTCTCCGTTTCTGCATAGCATGGATAAATGCCGATACCTGGTGTTCTCTCACCTCAATTGGTTCGCCACGAGCGTGGACATTTAATTCTTCAATAAACTTTTTGGCATGATATGCTGAGAACTCATCTTCAACATCCACACCACCTTCATACTCAAATGTGTAATCCCTTTCTTTACAAAAAGTTTCAACATAATCTAACAAACCAAGATATAATTGTGATGTGTTTAAGTGATAAAGATAAATTTTACCATTCCAAATTTTATTTCTATAAGCTGGAACAAATTGATATCCTGGAACCAGGAACGAAAAATATTCATGTAGTTCTTTAGCAACAGATTTTTCACATTGTATTTTGGCATAAACTTCATCCAATTTTGATATAATCAAATCACTCATTAATAATTTTTGCTTTCCAACCTTTATGTTCTTTTCTTTGTCCTAAAGCCACACATCTTAAATTTGATGGGTTTAATCCTTTAGACAAACACCAATTTTTCCAACCACCTGAAATTTTGTATTTTTCTCCTGTTGGAGATTCTACTTCATATGTAGTATTACCCCACATAGGATGATTTGTCTTGTCAATGAAGTGTTTCTTTTTGTTTTCACTTATTGTTTTTTTAGTTTTTTCGGAATGTGGTACTCGGTGTAGTCCTGTTTTGCGTAACTCTGCCATTTTTTTCTGGTGAGCAATTTCTTTTTCTGTAGGACCTTGTTCTTTCAATCTTTTGATAAATGCTTCATTACCAAGTTTAGAACCTTTTCTTGACCATTTCACAAACTCATTTTCGTGAAGTTTTGCATGAGCTTCCGGTGTTAATAATATTAAATTAGATGGATGGTTGTTATCTCTATTACCGTCAATATGGTGAACATCCATACCAACCATCTGTTGTTTTGTATAACCGTTATGTTCTTGGCAGATTTTTCTATAATTTATTTTTACTTTTTTTGCCATAATTTTCTCCGTTTTATTTTTATTTATCTAAAACGAATATTTCACATTTTAAGTCTATTTCCACTTCATAAGAATCTATTGTTCCATTACATTCTGGACAATTCCATTGCCAACCACCAATACCTATTGCTGGAGAATCCAATAAACCTTGTCGTTTACAATTACAATCTTTACAATAGTATTGATATAATGTTTTATTGTCCACCTATAAACTTTTCATAATCAATGAATGACCTAAGTTGCCAAGTTCTTTGCTTGAGTTCATTCATAATTGATTCAATCACAGATACGGTTTCTTCGTGGTAAACTTTTTTTTCTAAAAGTTTTATAAGGTCTGAGTCTGCTTCCAAATAAGTATTGATGTCGGATTTCAAGGTAAACTGAAATGGTTCCCAACCATATTCAGCCAATTCTTCTCTTGACATTTTACCTGTATAGTATTCCCATTTGACCTTACGCATACGCAAATAGTCAAAGTGTGCCTTTTTAGAGGCAATCTTGTGCTTGGTTAAAATACTGAGGTATTTGTTGTGTAGTGTTGGTATCTTGATGAGTTCTTTGCCAGGTTCTGTCTGGTCCATCTCTGCATCTTTTTCCCAATACTTTAAAATTTGTTCTAGGTTTTCCATAATATATTCAAAAAACTAACAGTAAAATTACACTATAACATACTCTATGTTAAGGTGTCAAGCCTATGTTAGACAGGCAAGAAATTAAAATAATCGTACCTAAAAGTGGCATCGGCAGTAATGATGTCATCTGCTGATTGTTTGGTATCAAAACTAATATCTGATAATGATGTAGGGAAACAATTAATAAACTGAACCCTAACCACTGGATTGTTCAAGTTATTGAGTATTGTCAAAGTGGCATCAGAGTAATTGGTCTTAGTTGCCTTGTTTACATTCTGTAAATCACGCAACCTGTTTCTCTCATTGGTACCTTCAGGTGATGCAATAGAACGGAACCAAGAGTGTAGTTCTTGCCAGTCTTGCATCTTCTCATCTACAAGAAAAGAGATGTTAAAAGGGCTATAGGTTATTTTATTGCCAGGCGCATATACATCTAGACCTGGAAAATTCAATGGGGCCTCTCCTAGACCAACCCCTGGTATATTGGCTGATTGGCAGAAGTATTGAACCGTGGTTATCCTATCAAAGGTCAACAAGAACTTTGTAGGTTGTAGAAAGTTGGTGTTTTGAGGGCTTCTAGTAAGTGCAGTCATACTCTTATTTATGAACCAAAAAAAAGACCACCCGAAGGTGGTCTTTTAAATGTCCTTCTTAACGAGGACTTCTTGATTACATCAAGTTCTTTACACCGAAAATACGGTAGTAAACGTTTGAACGACCAGTCAATGCACCGTTGCCTTGTGTGAGGCCTTGTGCAAATGGGTTTGCAACCATACCGTAACGGGTTTTGAAACCAATCTTTGGTTGGAATGTAAACTGGTCAACTGCACGAACCATTTGCAATGGAACGTATGGGCAATAGAACAAACCAGCATCGTATGGGCTAGAACCTTTGTAACCGATAGTTACGAGTTCTTGGTTAGATGTGTAACCGCCATAATATGGGTCGATATAAACCTTGATACGGCCATGCAACATACCAGCAAATGTATTGCCTGTATCGTCAACTTGGAGGTCAGCTTGCAGAGCAGGTGTGTAAGACAACACGCCAGCCATTGCCATTGCTGAAGCAACGTCAGAAGAAACGATAAGAACGTTACCTTTACCTCTACGAGTTTGTTTTGCAATTACGTTAGCATCACGTTCAATTTGGAAAATCAAACCTTTGAAACGTTCAACAGACCAACGACCGTTAGAGTCTGTATCCAAGTCAAA